AACAGGAACGGGAACAGGAACGGGAATGGGAACGCCAGCTGCGCCGCCAGCAGCACCTCCAGGAGGAGGGGGATTAACTAATTTAAGCACTCTTTCAAATTTAGCGGGTGCTGTAACTAATCCATTAGGAACTATAACTGGTTTGGCAGTAAATTTTGCAACCGCAAATGAAACAGCAGCATCGGCAACACCATTAATATATCCAGAAAATTCAAGCGGTAATGGAATGGATCGTTTAGTCATCCAGTGTTACACATATCAACCACCATATCAAGCTGCTTTATTGACAGCATCGAATGATAGGGGTAGTGGTGTGTTGGCAACAGGAGCACAAAGAGGATCTCCACTCAAAGAACCTGTAGGCGGACCAATATTTTTACCAATGCCTCAGTCAATCAGAGATTCAGCTACGGCAGCTTGGGATGTGGATACGATGAATAATATAAGCATGGCGGCTTCTGGAATGGTAAGTAGTGAAATGATGCAGTATTTGATGGGTATATATGGTGGAAATCTTGGTGGAAATCTTCTTGGTGTTCAGAACGCTGGGCAAAATTTGGCTGCTATTATCACTCAATTAAGATTACTAGGTCAAGCATCGAGTGGAGCAGGTAAAGCTGGAGTTTCAGCAGCAGTTTTATCAGGCGTATTGGGAAAATTAGGATATGATGTTTCTCCAGAAACACTCTTAGCGAGAGGTGCTGGAGTAATCGCAAATTCAAACCAAGAATTGTTATTTAAAGGTCCAGCCATGAGAACCTTTTCGTTTACATATCAATTAACTCCAAGATCTATTACGGAAGCTGTGATATGTAGAAAAATAATAAGAAGATTTAAAGAATTTTCTGCTGCTAAAAAACTTACAGCTGATGGCGGTGCGGATGCTTTTGGTGGAACGTCTTTTTTCTTAGGTACTCCAAATATTTGGGAATTAAAATATACAACTGCAGAAAATAGGGGGATACGAGGAATGCACCTATTTAAACCATGTGCATTAACTAGATTTGAAACTGATTATGCTCCTAACAATCATTGGATGGCTGATGTAGATGGAAATCCAATGTCGTATAGAATGTCACTTGATTTTTCTGAATTAGAACCAATTTACAATACAGATTACAACACTGGGTCAGCCCCAGGTTTTGATGATGGTGGTCGTCGTGCATCAACTCTTGGTGGAATCAATATCAACGACCAAGATACTATAGGTTACTAAAATGAATAGAAAAGGTTACTTTAGTTTTTTTCCCAGAATTAATTATGTTTCTAGAACTGCAGATAGAAATACCAATGATGAATTCATAGAAGTTATAAACTTTTTTAGGAGAGGGAAATTACGTGAAGATGTCGGTAGGATAGCAACTTCTTTTGAACTATACAATATTCCAGGAAATATTAGACCAGAACAAGTTGCAAAACAATTATATGGAAACTCGGCTTATGATTGGATCATATTGTTGACAAATAATATTATCAATGTTCAAGATGAATGGCCGATGGATGACTCAACATTTAAAAAATATCTACAGGACAAATATGGTTCAGATGAAAATTTACAAAAAATACATCACTATGAAACATCCATATTTACAGATGGCTTTAGAAGAGTTATCGTTCCTGATGGATTAATCGTAGACTCAGATTACAATATTTCTGCATTAGATACCAATAATATAACATCCGAAAAGAAATTTTCTAGTAATTTACCAATTAAACGAACTACAGATGTAACAGTGGAACAAAATGGAACTGTAAAAAATGCGACGGGACAACAACTAATTGGTAACTCTGTTGTTGCTGTATCAAATTATGAATATGAAGTAAGAATAAATGACGCAAAGAGAAATATTTTAGTTTTAAAAACTGAGTATGTTTCAGTCGTTGTGGATAATTTGCGAGATATTATGTCATATACAGAATCTTCCCAATATATTAATCCGAACTCAAAACAAGGATACAATCCTCGATTAACAGGCATTTAAAAGGGGGACATGTGTCCCCCCAGATAATCACTCTTCAGCAAGTCGTTGGAAGTAACTTAGAGCATCGTCTTCATCCTCATCAGTAGAAGTTGAGGATGAACTGAGACTATTAAGTTGAGAACGAAGATCCTCATCAAGTTCCTTCACAGGACCTTGATCATCTTCATCTTCCACTTCTGGATCAGGACGACGAAGTTGTTGTTTATTACCCAGAACAGAATCGAGACGCTTCTTTAGATCATCATAGTTTTTAAACTGATCAGAAGCAGTAAATTCATTCAAATCATAGATTTTATTATAGATTGACTCCATTTTATCATCATCATCCAAAAGAGGTTCTGGACGGCCAAACTCAGAACTATCATAGTTCCAATAACCAGCAACATTCTTAATCTTCAATTTGAAGTTGGCGCCTTGCCAAAAATCAAAGGGATTAATAGGTTTTTCGTCTTCAAACTCAGGTTGCATTGCAGCACTGATTTTGTCGAAGATTTTTTTTCCAAACTTATAAAGGAAAACTCTACCCTCATTTTCTGGATTAGTCTTATCACTCACCACATAGACGTTAGTATAATAAGACAGTTTTCGTTTTTGTTTACGAGCAATCTCTTTATCTGCATCGTTTCCGCTGTTCCACAATGTGCGGTTGTATTCAGAAACTGGATCGTCTTTTCCAAGGGTGGTCAAAGAGTTTTCGATGTACCATCCGCCAGGGCCCTGAAATGCATGACTCCAGACTTGAGCCCAAGGAAGTTCGCAATTGGGGTGTGCAGGAAGAAATCGGACTACAGCGTATCCATTTCCGGCTTTATCTACAGAAGGTTTCCAAAACCTATCATCACCAGAACCCCCTCCTTTTTCATTCAGTTTCTCTACCTTCTTCATTAACTTCTCGGTTAGAGAACCAGAACGAGATTGTTTTTTAAGATCAGCAAAAGACATTTGTATTCTCCGTATTTGTTATATTTGGTGTGTGGGATGTATTAATTCTACCTTTCCAGACGTTAATTGTCAATTGTATTTTCAAGTTTTTCTACAATGGTAGAGAGTTCATCAAAAAATGATTCAATAGTTTGGCTAGGTTTTAATCCAAGAAAACGAGCAGATTCCAAGATATCTTCTTTCATCTTTTTTGCCTCTGGATCATCAGAATATTTTAATCTAAACCAAAAGACTTTTTGTTTTTCCAGAAGATTAGTCATCAGACTAGCAATTTTCCTCTTGTCATCAGAAGTTTGGCCCCATGGCGGATTCATCATCAATTTCATCATTTCTTCCTGCAATTCATTAATTTCTACCGCAGAAGCCCTGACTATGGGAGAATTGAAAAACTCAGAACTCATGACACAACTTCCCTTAAAATTTGTTTGTATTTCTTGGTATCAATATTTAGGAACGGTTTGTATTTCTTTAATTTGAAACTGACGGTTTCCCACACTGGGTCTAAAAGTTTCCTATCAAACTCATTCCCGAACAGGAATATTTTATCCCAAATGGTAAGGGTTTCTATGCTAATTTTACCGCTCAGGAACTTTTTTAGAATGACTGGATGTTGCTTTGAAGCATCAAGAACCCCATTCAAGTTGCTTTCAGACAACATATCTTCTGATTCTTGTTTAAAGATATAAGACAGACTCTGTATTTTTCTTGTCCACTCAAGATATCTCTTTTCGCCAGAATCTATAATTTCCCCAATCCAAACTGATTGTGGATCTTCAGACTGACTGAAACTAGCAATAAAAAACTTTATTATTTCGTCATCTGTTTTTTTACGAGATAATCTTTCAAAAAAATAACGATCTTTTCTCTTATTGAAGGCATCCTGTGAGGTTTTGACTTTGCCACAATATTTGAAAAAATCGTAATTTTCTTTAGTAAAGTGATTCTTAAATGCTAAGTACGTTTGATATACTTCAATGGGTTTCACAATGGCAATTTAGCACGAGTGGTTTTCTTAAGATAATTCAGTTGTTGTGCTTCATATTTGATTTTTTCTTTCAATGGTTTTGAAATCAATTTGGATACTGAGTCTAATTCAATATTATTTTCTTCGCAATAAGTAATTATTGCTTCGATATAATTTAAATCAGAATTCAAGACAAGGTTTTCTATGTCTTGACTAAATCTAGATTGACACAAAAACTTTTCTTTGAGCAGGTCATTAAAGTCTTTCTCCATACTCTCCAAGTTTATGGGTGACGAATTCTTTGATGTACTTGGTAAGAAGCTTAATATAGTCAGCTTTGTTTCTTTTCTCATAGACGACGCATTCTCCATTTTCAGCAACCATGATGGTTACAATTTTTTCAACAATTTTGCCTGTCATTTCATAGTACATGCAGGCGTATGCAGTTTCCTGAACAAAATACTGTTCAATCCACGCTTCTGGTTTAATTTTCTTAGATGTCTTAAAGTCAATGACTGAAAGTTCACCGTTATATTCTGCAATACAGTCCACCCGTCCAGCTATTCCAAAATAATCGCTGTAGAGTGGTTTTTCTAATGCATGAATATTATTTATATTATCTAGATACGGTTTTGCCGAAAGGAAAAGTGCCTTAGTAGATGGTAAGATATCTAGAGTTTTTAAATCAATATTAAGTAGATATTTTTCTACCAAATCGTGAAATTTAGTTCCTCGTTCAGTTGATACCTTAGTAATTTTATTTGCCTCTTCTTCACCAACTTTTTGTCTCCATTCTGAAAAAATCTGTCTATTGAAAAAACTCGTAACAGAAGTTATAGACGGATAAAGTTTATCTTCAGATATAGGATAATATCTAACTCCATCTATAAGTTTTGCTTCGATTTCAAAATCTTTTAAGATATCTAGATGAACAAACATTATAAAGCCAGGGCAAGTTTTGTAACGAGATAATTTCTAACTAACCCCGAACGAACGATATCATCTAATCCAAATTCAATAACAGAAAAGTCATTTTCCATGACTTCGATTATTTTTTTGAAATCTATGATTCCATCCCGTTCATATGACTTAGTGAGATCTGTTTGTGTGGCATCACCGCAAAATATAATCTTACAGTTGTCACCAACTCTAGTAATTATACTATCTAATTCATGAAAGTTCAAGTTTTGCATTTCATCTACAAGGATGATACAGTCATTCATAGTAGTGCCACGTAAGAATGAGGTAGACCAGAATGAAATTGTTTCTTGAGTTTTTAAGTTTCCATAAAGCATTTCAAAATCAGGATCACTGGGGAACCCAAACATATACTTTACCATGTTCTTATATGGAATCTGATAGAGAGATGACTTATCTTCGTGGTCACCAGGAAGAAAACCAATCTCTCTTGTCGCTACAAGAGACCTAACAATGTAGACTTTTTCATAAGGAGTGTTCTCATCTAAAACATCCTTAAGTGCAAGAAACAGTGCTATAAATGTTTTACCCGTGCCGGCACAACCATATGCAAAAAGATGTTTGTTATTTTCCCACGCCTCAAACATATTGCGTTGAGCATTCGTCAATGGCTGAACATCGTTCATCATATCGGAATTAATTGGCTTGCGACGCCTCATTTGTTTTGCGGTCAATCCCACTCCAATAGGATCATCAAGTCTTCTTTTTCTTGCCATAGTTAAATTGTTAATTTTTGACGATTGGCGCCAGCTTTTTGCGCTTTCTTTAAAACTTCGTTCCAACCAGGATTTCTATTAACAAGTTTATCTTTCCATTCACCAACCTCACCAGAACCAGGACAGGTCGATGGATCGCTCCAATCTCTATCCCATTCAGGATTATCTAACTTCCATTGATCCCAATCGTGAACACTCATTTCCACTTCTTTTTGTTCACCTGTAGTTTTATTAATTACTGGATAGGTTGCCATGATTCCACCCTAAAGCTTCTGCTACAATAGGAAATTGACCAGCAAAAATACATTGACATTCTTTAGCAATTTCCATGTGTTCTTTTTGAGTACCATTTGCGGTTCTCAATTGTATATAGTGCAACCACGAGCGCACAGATCCCGTCATATAGATGCGTGTAGGGGTCGCCAGGGGCAGTACAAACCTTGCACACTCCTTTGCTACTCCTTGCGATAGGAGGTAATTATAGACATCCTGGGCGTCTCTGAAGAGGTCTTGAATCATTTTATTCATAACAAATACTTGTTCTTCTCCAAGATCATCAATAGAGTTCTGACGATTCTTTTCATCTTGACGACGCAACTCTGGAATAGGAATGTCTGTTGCTAAGAGATTGGTATCGGCATAGCGTTGCGAAAACTCTTGAAATGTAAATGATCTGTGACGCAAGATTTGTGCTGCAATACCACGAGAGGTTTCAATCTCAAGGGTCATATGAGCTTGCTCAAAAACAGACCAATGATTATGCTTAATACAATAAGCAAGCAACTTGGCATAGTTTTCGTTGTCTTGATTCGCAGGGTTGCTAACTCTAGCAACATACGCCATTGTTTTTTCTGCATCAGGCGTTACTGAAATAAGTTTTATTTGCATATTAATTAATCTGGGTATCCATCGTCGTCTTCAAAAATTTCATCATAATCAGCAATATTTTTACTTCTCACTTCTGCTTCTACGCGAGGTTTATATGCAGATACATCAGAATATACCTCTGCTTTTAGAGAATCAACCAATAGTTCTAGATTATGAACAATAAGTTTCAATCGTTCCTTATCCATTTGTTTTACCTTGGAATAATATCATGAGGGTGGAAGTTGAAATTTATTACGACTCTAGAGGGTTCATCAGTACAATTTGTACCAGTATGTTCCAAATTAGAATCAAAAATTACAACCCTATTTTCTATACTTTCAATTCTATCACCATTTTTGAATAATGTATATCCATCATTAGAATTGATATAAAGGATAGTAGTTACACAGTTCTGATAATCTGTATGGAAATCATTTTCTATAATTTCTTTTCCTCTAGGTTGCAGATTTGCTTTGCATCTAACAATAGATGCTGCACCCATATCTCTAAAAATTGGTTCTACAAAATTAAAGTATGGACTTTTAGGAGCATACTCTGTATACATTAAGTGAATGAATTGATATCCACCATCCCCAGGCAGTACAATTCCATCATGAAAATACCAAGGAATGTTGGGACCAAGAAAATGTTCTTGCAGTTCTTCGAACTTATTTTTTTCTATAAAGTTATCAATTACTTGAGTTTTCATTATAAATTGGAGGATGATATTTGAGGTATTCTCGAAAAGTCATTTTCATTTCTCTTTGTGTCATACCACAGTGAACCGCAGCTGCGGGAAGATTCATTGAAGAACTAAACAAAGCTTCATTCGCCTCTTTAACTTTGTTCGGGGTCGTTTGCACTTTGTTCTCCATAATCTTTTAACAAATTCGTAATGTAAGTTTCAGATTGATCCAATGTATGAAGTTCGTATATATTAGACTTCATATATTTTTTTAGTTTTTTATATTTTTTTGTAATTTTTAGAAGTTCGTCAGCATTAATATTGACTTTTGCGTTATTTTCAGTCATTTTTTCTTAGTTTTTGTTTCCTTTGGATTGGACCATATTCTTGGATTAACTCTGCCCTCTGTTTGTTTAAAGGCAATAAGTCCCTCTCTATGTTTATCCCAATAATAATCAAAAATTTCCACTTTTTTATCTGAGATCACAATGTCATAACAGAATACTTCATCAGCAATATACTTCACAATATATGTGTTATAAGGGAGAGTTCTATCTTCTGCTAATGTTGGATCACAGTTATGATGAAGGACCACCATTAGCTGCGACCCCCCCAGGTAATATCGGGATAAGCTTCTGAAACCAAATCTTTTGCAACATTATACTTTGATTGAAGATTTTTGTCCTTGACAAGACAAATAATTTCCGATTCTTTAGGATGAAGAGATTCTAAGAGATTGATAAACATACTTTCCCTCTTGATCTTATTCATACCATCATTTCCACCTTTTACAAAGTGATAGAATTTGGTCCATTCGTTGCGAATAGTGGTTCTACCAGGAATTCCTTTTTTAGGATCGGGGGCCGATTCTTCACTCAAAGGTTGATAGGGAACTTCTCCGGCTGGAATCATACTAACTACACTTTCATCATAGTTCCAAATAAAGAGAGCTTTTAAAAAGTCTCCGCCATAAGTTTGCAGAACATTAATTTTTTGCGCCCTAGTGCGTTCTTGAACCACAGAGTCTAAAATTTCATTGACCAAAGAATTGTGAGTCAAGTCAATTTTTTTAGTAACTTGGACTGTCTTTGGTTTTGATGTAGTAGACCTTTTTGGCGAGGCCGTTCTAGTTCTGGTCGTCTTCGTATTCTTCGTCGTAGTCATAATCGTTTTCAAATCTCACTGCTAAAATTTCGTCTGGAATAATGTTACCGTTGGAATCAAACATCTCTGGATGAAGAGCTGGGGGAGAGTTGTAATACTGATGTTGTTGTGCCAACCATCCAATTATACCACCAATTAAGAGGAAAATGACTCCCAACATTACAAAAATTGCAACTGTTGCTACTTCCATCTTCGTTCCTCCGAGAACTACTTCTTTTTTACGTCTAATGATACCTTTAAAAAGAAGTGATATTCTCTATCTAAAAGAGAGATCAACTTCCCAAAGCATACCTCCCAGGTTTTTGCTTTTTCTGGTTTGTTGTTCGCTCCTAATATTAATTCCACACCTCTATTTATGTGAAAATCTTCATCTTGTCCCATTAAGTAAGCACTCTATGATCTTTTAGATATTGAATGGTTTGTTGGCAATCACCAATATGTTTACCATCGAATTCTACTTGCGGAAAAGCCGTTTTTCCTTTAAATTTAGCTAGAAATTCTTCTTCAGTAAAATCGGTATAAATTTCTTTGTACACATATTCCTTACCAAGAAGTTCCAATACCAATTTTATTTTTTGGCAAAAACCACAATCTTCTTTTCCATAAATGGTAAACATATGATTATTCTAATAAGGTTATACTAATAAATTCCGTATCCAAAAGACATATTGAAGTGCAATTTTCTTCATTGAAGCATAAAGTAAAATATTCATCTAAAACACAAACAACTACTCCTTCAATCAGTGTATCATTTTTTGTTTGAATTTTCAAACGTTGTCCAGCTTCAATTATAAAAGTTTCTCCTGAAATCAAGGAAACTTCTTTCGACATCTGTTGTAATGATATTCCCCTGCGAAATCCAAACGTGACAAAACTCATATACTAATTTGGCATCTGATGTAAGGTAAGATTTTAAGATTAAAAATATTTCTTGTCGAAGTTTCATTCTGTCATCACTATACCTCCAATCATGGTTTTTCATGATCCTTCATCATACTTTCGATTTTATCAAAAAATTGATCAGTTTTGATAAGTGAATCGATGTCCATGATCATCTCAGAAATTCGTCGAGCAACGTAAGGCTCTTCTTGTCTCGCAGAAAATGCAAGTGCATTACGCAAGGCAGCTTCTGCCTCTTTCAGGGAGTGTTCTACAGATTGTGACAGTGCCATATTAAAAAAAGAAAATTTGAATAAGTTTTGCTGCTTCAATGACAGCAAAAAATGTACGAATTGTCATCATATCCCACATCTTTACCTTATAAAAATAAGGATATGATAAAATATTCCCAAAAAAACGACAGTAAATTCCAAATTGAACGTTATTGAATAAAATTACACCGTATCCAAAAATAAAAAAAGCATTACCAACGATTCTTAGCCAACTTAATTTTGGATATTCTGGGTGAATTATTTTGTCTGAATATGACACAAATATTTATTCCTTTTTTTACACATTTTCTTGCTCCAAGTAAACTACATTAGGGTGTTTTTTCTTGTATTCTTCTACCTGGAGTTCATCTTTCAAAAATACAGAGAGTTTTGTTTGGGGATGATCCTTATAATAAAAGTTTACTTTGATTAGATTATTTTTGCTAACCATAGGATACGGTCCATATTGAGTCTACTGTAATTATAAAAGAAACTGAGGAATTAGTCAACCTCAATGGGAGTTAGTCGAAAAACTTTTCTTATTTGGTCTGGATTGTTTTTTCTTAAAGCTCTAATCATCAATAAAGATAATTCAAGATCCAAATTCTTTTTGTTGTCGGTCATAAAGATAATCAAGTATAATTTGTCTCCACTCTAATAACTCATGATAACACTTTTGATCGTGAGCAGATTGTCTAAGTTCATGATCAGGTTTGTGAACGCTTTCAATAAAAAGACCAAGGGCATCCTTTCTCTTTTGTTGTTTTTCATTCATCTTCTTTTGTATCCTCGGGAATCGTGAATGGGTGGTCACCAAGGTCATCATCAGAAATTTGAAGGTTTTCTTTTATGAGTTCAATGTTTGACCATTGAACCTCCATCTCTTTGGCCAAATAAAACAATCTTTGTTCTTGTACTTTATTTTGTTCTAGAAGAAAAGAAATTGTATCTGCCAAGGTTTGTTTATTTCCCTCCAAGTCACGCAGAGAAATCGAAAAACTTTTACGAACTTTTACATTTACTTGTCGTCTAAGAAGGGCAAAAAGTAATAAATTAAAAAGGATTAACCCAAAAATAGACATTTAAATATTTAAAGGAGAGTATTAGGTAGATTCTATCACAGACTCTTCAACTTGTGAAGCGGGAAAAAACCCATATTCATTTTTCCACTTCAAATTAGTATTGTTTAACTCATGTTTTACTGGTTTTTTGTCACAGGCTTCCAACTTTACCAAAACTTTAGTAATAAGAGTTTTGATTTCTTCCAATTCTTCATGAATATCTTGATGATGAAACCGCAAAGGGCCCTGAATAAGTTTACTAATGGTTTTTTTCTTCATATGCATCAATCATGTAAAATTATTTAGAGCGACCCTGGCGACCGAAAAATACCAAAAATTTTTTTCCGAGCTTTTTTGGAATTAAAGCTCATTTTTGATTACCAGCCTCTCCAGGATTTAAATTCATAGTAAAAGTATTGGTCTACAAGGAAATTATCTAACGGGGCATTTTCTTCTCGATGTGCCCACTCAAGGCAAAAATCTATAATCTTATAATCGTTTAGTGAACTGTGACCCCACATTCTAACAAAGGAAGAGGCAGCAAATTGATACCTCTCCTTAGTGTGCGGTGCCATTCCCCTTATAATCTTTGGAGTCATAGTATCCTCCTCGTGTTCCGAAATAGAGTGTTGATAAAACGAAAGGGATTGCGACGAAAGATAACGCGATACCAAGCATAGTAATTCTCCTCAAATGTTTGTTCTGATAGTGCTATGAGTGCGATAAGTTTTTGTTTGTCATTCATTTCATCTCATCTGATGCTAGTTTAAGAATGTAATAAATGATGTAGGCAACACCTACTAATCCTATTCCAAGTAACCAAATTACACTCCACACTGGGTCGGTCATATCATTGCCATCGCTCTGTTTAACTCAATATAATGATTCATTTCATCAGTTGCGATCTCAGCAATCTTGGTGTCCTCCTGGTGATCCCAGAGGTAGTTTAAGTAGGTCTCTGTTGCGTGATATTCAATGCCTGCGTTCAGGTGATAAGCAGAAACGGGATCAATAGAATAATAAACCACCAGAATCCAATAATAGATGAGAACCAGATGATAAGCGAAAAAGCGATCAAACCAGCGGTCGCTTCCGCCACGCGACTCCATTTCGATAAGGTGTTCGGTTTCATTGATTGTCTGTGCGAAGTGTTCTTTCATTAGAAAATAGTGTGCTTCTGTTCTAAGTCCCAGACTTTCTCTAAGATGTAGCACACTTAGAAAGGCAAAGTATGGTGCTCTAGCAATCGTCTCAAGCACCCAAAATCTTTGTATTGGTAATCCACGGTAGATAAAGTCAATGATTGCTACCGTGATTCCGAGTAGTGTATCATTTAGTTTTCTCATAAACCTCCAGAATCTTTTATACCATTTACATAACCTATCACAACCCCGCCAATAAACACCACAGAAATCATAAGTTCTTTTGAAATAAAATCAATAAATTCTGTCATTTCCATAATCTTCGTCTTCGTAGGTAGATGGTTCTTCAAAGAGCTCTATCATTTTTAAATCTAAAACTCTTTCTTGCAATTCTTTTAAATCTTCCTCAGTGATCATTTATTTTTTCGCTCATCATTTCTTCCAATCTTCGTCGCATATTTTCTGATTCGTGTTGATCTCTTGCACAGTGTCTGTAACCTCTCAATCCTTTCATAATCATTGAACCTTGATAGAACATTGTGCCAGCAAATACCAGTAATAGAACTATGCCTATTATTTCAGGGTAATGTTGAGCCATGGTAGTAGTGGGGGAATAACTCCTATAAGTCGTAAAAGTCCTTCGGCAAATAAAGCAAGAACTAACCAACCGATACAGGCACTAATGATAGACGCATTACGATTATGCCTCCTTATGGCAGCGTCAATCATCTCCTGGCACTCTTTTTGAGTTACCAATCGTTCTGGATTATTTGACATGAAGAAAGGTTATAATATCTAATTATAATATTAAATAGTTGAAAATGCAAAATTGTTAGGGAAACAAAAAAAAAGAGGAGACATGTGTCTCCTCCGTTTTATTCTCTAATTAAAAATTAAGAACGACTCAATAATTCTCTACAAATTTTCTTACATACTTGTTTCTCCTCATCGCATTCGATCAGACAGTTAAAATAGTCATTGATCAATTCATTTTGATCATTGCATCGGTCAACGGTTTCCTCAAAGTGTTTCCATCCAGCTAGTTGATTGTAAGAGATTAGATTGTGCATAATAACCTCCATGCACAAAGAACAACATGATAAAGAAGTTTTCGTTCATCTAAATCACCTCTTAATTCTATTACTATGTAGTAAAATTATGTGGATTTCATGACTTTACACAACAAAAATTTATACCTATGAATATATACTCATAAAAAAAGGG